ATATTTGCAACAGCTATGGGAGTTATACTACGGTCAAATGTCAAACAAAATAGTCTTTTCGGAGATGGATGGTAGTATTGCCTGTAACACGCCGATTGACGCTACTCAATTATACAATCTTTATTGCCTACTTTAATCGGTAGGCTTTTTTATGTATATTTGAAAAAAAATAACTTATGCCAAATTTTATAGTAAATCTTGAATCAGGAGCTGAATTTGTAGTTAAAGGTGAAGTTTTAAATTGCGACCCTAATAGCGGTCAAATATATATTCATTCGTCTCAAGATATTTGCATGCAAACACTAGTTGCAGTTTTACCGCCAACCGCTAGCGTTAGGGTTCATATAGAATTATAACCCCCTTACCCAATACAACATATCCTTTCCACCGTAAGCGTATTCTGGAATATATAATTTAAATCCGCATTTAATCAAGTTATTAGCAGAAACTACATTATCTGCTGTTGTGTAGGTTATAATAGTACGGCATTGTTCTTTAGCGGCCTTAATTCTCCTTAAAATCATTTTTCGCTGCATACCATATCCTCTATAATCTTTATGTACCCATGCGCGATTCATTATGCAAATACCTTGCGAATAGATGCAACCGCAATATGCTATAATAAAACCTGCTTCATCTACCGATACCCACCAATCCCTATTATCTTTAAATTCATTACTGCACCCCCTAAAAGCTGGTATGTAGTTTTGATCTAAGTCTTGCAGTTGCTCGTATAAGTCTGCATTGATAATCTTACCTTGATTGAATATTCTTTGTAGTCGCATATATTAATGCCCTAAGTTGTTGGTAAAGTATTTTGAGTTCCGCTTCCTTCTTCGCTATTTCCGCTTTTATCTGTTCTTTCGTAAGGCTCATCTTGTGTCAGTTCAATTAGTGCTTGTTTTCGTTTAATTTGGATTGTCTTTGCCAGGTACATGCACAAGTCTAATGCTTCCTCGTATGCGTGTTGTAAGACTTCTAATTCGCTTAAATCGGCATCCAATGTTCCGCCGTATTTGCGGATGCCTTTCATTTCTTGTTTGTGTAAGTCTTTAACGACTTTGTGTAATATTATGCTCATAGTTATTATTTAAACGCTGCAACAAGTGTAGTCGGTTTCAGTCCTACATTCCCGAACCTTAAAGCCTTTGTCTTTGCAGCCCAGACTATTCGCCGTTGTGTACGTTCGGGTTCTCTTTTTGAATTAACTTGGGTTATACTATTTTGCCTTTAAATACCCTCTTATTTCTAAATTCAAAGTCCTCCCCATTGGCATCCAAATCAACAATTCCAAAGCCATGATTCCATTTATTTAATGGCATGTAAGCAGGATGCAGTTCACTCATGCAACCCAATGACCATGTAGTAACCATTTTTCCGGTTAGTGTCGGTTCTGTATGCTCCGAAGTCTGGTGGTTATGCCCTTGAAAAGTACTAACCTTTGCTTTCAAAAATAATCCCCTTGCAGGGTTTACTGGTGCGGATATTCCGCCAACGTATTCGTGACCATGCAACCCCCAAAGGTTATTTAGCTTCATTGGCTGCTTATCCTTGATTATCTCAATTCCTCTTGCTCTTGCCTTTATAATATTGTTAAAGTCAAATTCTTCAACCCCTATTAATTCAGATGCCTTTTCCATTAGGAAATGTTCATAACGTATCTCATGATTGCCAAGTTTAAAGTATATCTTACACTTTAGTTCTTTTTCAAATACATCAAATAACGCCTTAAACGTATCTAATTCAAGAGCAAAGTTTCTTTTCTTTGGGTCTTTAACGTAACGAGAAAGACGGTGGCAGTCTATTGTGTCACCGTTCAATAGCAACCCATCTGGCTTTTCCTTTTTACAGAAATCAATAGCAGCCGTAATGCAGTCAATGGAGTGATATGGAACGTGAATATCGCTAAATATAGCTATCCTTTTATGACCCTTAAATTCGTAAGGAGTAAATTCTGTTTCGTCAGATGCAGGTAGTTTGTAAGGGTTGCGAGGTCTTTCTGGTGCAGGGTGGGTTACTTTTACACCGCGACCCGCTTTCATGCTTTTGCCCTCTATTTGCCTAAGATACTGCCTTGCATCCTCAACGTGCTTAAATAGCAACTTGTTTTCATTGTACATTATTCTGGCAAGTTTCAACGTTGGCATTCCCATACCGAATTTATCGCGATATGAACGTGCTACTGATGCTTTTGTCATGTATTAAATTTACTTGTTAGTCGGATTGTTTCCGATTATCGGCGTGAAATATAAGTCGGCTTCGGCTGCTCGTCTACGTTGTAGACCTAGTAGAACTTTACCCCCAGCTTTTGACCACTTGGCAAATTCCGCTCTTATGTGCTGGTTGTTAGGGTTAGCAATAGTCATTTTGCGGAGTGTTGACCTTGTAAACGCCCCTATTCCCGCATTGTAAGCAAATGATAGTAAAGCACCGAATTGATTATCGTTTAAGTCGGAACGAACCAACGGTCTTAATTGTGCAGCGAATTGATCTAAAAGCATTACGAATAACTTGTCTGCTCTTTCTTGGGTAATGGTATCGCCAGGTTTAACAGAACTGCCATCTTCATAAAATGTATTACCCCAACCAATAGTCCACTTTTTAGCGGAGCATTGGTATGCCTTTAACTTGCATCCCTCGTACTTGCGGATTAACGCCCTTGTTTGCGGTGTTATATTCATCTGCTTCCATATTTAGTATAATGATAATACTGATAGCGCTTCAATTTAAAGTGGATGTTTAAACCCCTTTGTTGTTTGCCTCTTAGCTTATACTGGCCTACCAATAAGTTTCTCATAACTTTACTTTAAACCTTGCCAATACCCCAATTACCACCCCAGCCAATAGCAATACCGCGGCCATCCAAATAAGGCGATTTTCAGCCGTTTTAAGCGCCTTATTATTTGCGGCTATTGTTCCATTAGCTTTATTTAATTCATTGGCATAAACGCCCAAAGAATCAAGTAAACGAGCCATTGCACGGTTGTCGGGGGGTAAGGTCTTTACTATCGTATCGGTGATGCTAACAAAACGATGCTTTGTAACATATACTATGTTAGTGTGCAATGAATCCTTACCTACCCTAATTGTGTCGGTCTTTTCCACTACTATACTATCCCCTTGAATGAATACTAACCGTTCAGTAGTATCTTTCGGAGTTAGAGCATCGTAAACCGATCCAACTTGCTCAATAGCGGCACGATTGGTTAGTACCTTATTGGTTGCCCATTTGATACCACATGAGCCTAATAGTAGAAGAAGCGAAATAGTAAGTAGCCGAGATATTGCATTACGCATATATTACAATTAAAATTAACGTTGCGGCAAAGAATATGCCTAATAGTAAGTCGCTTGTTTGTTGTGCTGTTAGCTGTTTCATGTTTAGTTGTGTTTAGTTAATTCAGAAGCCAAAAACACAATAAAACCACCTACTGCCATAAGTGCCGTTGCAAGTATAGCCATTGCGATATATTCTTTGTATTCTTGTTTCATTCAACTAATATATAACTTATTATTCAATATGTAGCAAAAAACCACCAATATTTCTAAAGGTGGCTTTAAGTTTGTACTTTGCAAAATGCAAAATTTACTGCTTTTTGTCATTTGGATTCGGCAACTGTGCCACAAGTATCGCCGTTAAAGCACCTACTTTGATGGCTTTATCGTGCAATACGGATAGCCATTCAGGCGCAGGAATCTCAAGGAATCCTAACACATCAGGCACAAAGGCAATAACCGCAACAATAGCAGATACAATCTGAACCCATTTGAAGAACTTAGGGTTATCTGATGCCATACGCTGTATGAACTCAATTAATACGGGTGGAATTTTCATTTTAGTTGTGTTTAAATATGTGTAATAATTTGTCAAATAGATAGCCTAATAACCCTGCCAATGATACCAATACTCCGCCAGACCATTTCAACCGATTAATAAACCTACTATGATTACGGCTGCAAGTTTCTAAGTCATTAACCCGTTTGACTAATCCGCCGTCTTTGGTTAGTTCGTTGCCCATTATAGCCGATTTTATCTCTATTATGTCCTGTCTTAACGCTTCGTATTGGTGCTGTTCCATTGGTGTTATTTTAATTCAAGTCCTAAAGAAAATGCGATGTATTTATCTATTGGCGCAAGGTTTGGGTAATAGTGCAAAGTAGTTCTATCAATAGGAACATTCTTTTCCATTAGCTTTTTGCCTTTACGATCAAATACTTCTACATAGCTATTGCAGCCACTTGCGGTATCTCTACTAACTTGAAAGAATTGCCAAGTAAATTGATATGCGCTGTCTTTGTTTATCCAATTCATAAGGACTGGCTTAACTAATACGGCGTTGCGTACTGTATCCACTTTCTGTGCTTGTGTGCTTACTGCGAATAATATCGCAAGGGTTGTTAGTATGTGTTTCATAGTGTTGTTTTAACAAGGATTAAAAACTGTCATTACTCCTGATGAATTAATTTTTATTGCACCTGCAATCCCATCCATCCCATAATAGCTTGTGCCGTCACCAACATATAAAGTTGTCAATGCTCTATCTGTGTAGCACTTAGTAACCCCTGCTGTTGGTGTAATTGTATCAAACCATAATTGAACTGTGTAATTTGTTCCACCGCAAGATGATTGTCCTGCGGTTACGTCAATTTTCGCTGTTGCAAAATCTCCTTTTATGATTACTTGATTACTTGATTTGTACACAAAACCCTGCCCATAAAAAGAACCATACAGTCCGTAAGTGGTTACGTCAGCAACGGTAAAAAGTTCAAGTCCAGTTGGAACAGTAGTGGTGCTAAAAAAGATTGAATTGTTTACTGCATCCCTTACGGCTGAAAAGGTCAAGGCTTGATTATTTGCCGTTCCAGCCCACGTTGTTGCAAAGTTTAATGTCGTAGGCGTACAAAACGAACTGGCAATGAATACCAGCGCAATGATTAAAAGTTTTTTCATTTGATACGGTTTTGAAGTTCTGCAATTTGCTTTTCCAATTCTCTTACTTTTTGAACCAACACTTCTGTATAGTTCACGGATAGCATACCTTTTTCATCTGCCTTAACTTGGTCGGGATTTGTCTTTTGCACTTCCTGTGCTATGTAACCAATATGAAGGTTTTTGTCTTGTCCATTTTTCCAGTTGAAGTAAACAACGTCACCGTCACGCTTGACAATGTTTTTCAAACGTAAGTCAGAAGATTCAAAAAAACCCGTAGCCGTAACACTACTACTGAATGTGGCTGCGCCTGTGGTGGCAATAGTTAATCTTGTAGCATTGCCCGCAAGGAATTGCAACTCTCTACCAACTGATGCCCCACCACTACCAATTTGAGTTACTGCGCTTGTGTTAGTCCACATTAACGCTTCTCCTTGATAATCTCTGTATATACCGCCTACTGTCAAATCGTTTGTACCACTCACCTTCACCCCTCCATTCACTATTAGCTTGTTAGTGCCGTCTGGGGTTGTGGTATTGATAAGGAATGTGCCATCTGATGCCCATTGACCTCTTGGGTTACCCGATGCTGTTAAAAAGTTTATTGGCGCAGTTCCGTTGGAGCCTATGTTTATTGAGTTGTCAAAAGCATATATAAATCCCAAAGATGTACCATTTGATTTTAAGTCAAGCATACCCCCATTTGTGGCATTATTTAGACTTAAAACAGTATATCCGCTAATACTTGAAGGACTTGTAGTTCCTATACCTACGTTACCCCCAAACGTACCCCCCCCACTCATAGACAATGAAGTGCCGTTGAGTGCGCCTGTAAGGGTTACAGCATTGCTTGTAGAAATATCTATTGCAGCTGTTGAACTTGCGTTAGTATATAACGCTAACCCCTTACCAGTTCTTGCAGAAATATCAAACTTATTTGCACTTGCACTTATTGATTCACTTGAACCAAAAAAACCTAAATCAACCCCACCTTTTTGTATAGTTAAAAAACCACCGTTTGTTGCAGTACCATTAACCAATAAAGGTGAAATATTTGTAGATTCAAATGTGATTCTCCCTACTGACTCAAATGCAATACTATTGCCAATAGAACCCGAACCAGTAAACTTAGATATGTAGTTGGTTGTTCCTGATATACTCGCAGCCGTAGCGTAAGAAGTGCCATCAACCGAACCGTCTGCTTTTAGGAATTGGGATGATGTACCGCCTGATTTGATAAACGCACCGCCACGAATATTGCCTGTAAAATAGTTGTTTGTTACAGATGAATTACCGATTGTTACGGTGTTTGAGCCGTTGCCTGTTGCGTTGTGACCGATTACAGTTTGGTTAGTTTCCCCATTAGCCGAAGCCTTTGTGTTAAACCCTATGTAAATTGAATTTGTCCCTGTACTGTTTGGGTTTGTTCCTGTAACATACTCCCCTGCGCCAAAACCTAAAGCAGTATTATTTGAGCCGCTTGTATTTGTTCCTAATGCCCCAGAACCAATGCCAGTATTTCCGCTTCCTGTTGCAGCATCTAATGAATACCAACCCAAAGCGGTATTGTCCGTTGCTGACACGTTAGAGCTAAGCGAGTTTTCACCCATTGCCGTATTCTTAGTACCTGTTGTATTGGCCGTGAATACATTGTATCCTAATACAGCGTTACTTGCATTGCCACCTGCGCCTATACCAATTCTCGCTGTACTTGCGAATATGTCGTTTGTAAACGTCTTATTCCCCCCAATAGTCTGTGTTCCGAATGTTCTGACTACCTGACTAAATAATCCAGTTGTATCACTATACTGGATAAATGGAGCCAACATCGCAGCAGTATCAGTATAAAGAACATATCCACTCGCAGGATCTCCTACAAAAGCAATACTTCTTGCAGTACCCTTGTACTTAGCCCTTAATACACTATCCGCTCTCCAATATACCGCGTTACTATCCGCAGCAGCAAAGTAACTATCTAGCTTAGTGCCTAAGTAGATGCCATTCACAAATCGGGTCTTAGCCGAAGTCGGGCTACTCTGTCCGTAAGCCACCCCAAACAACCCGATAATTAGTATAAGTATTCTTTTCATAGTTATAATTTATTGACAAAGCAACAAAAACAATTCCCCATCCACCGCAGGAGTAGCTAAGGTCAAAACCCCTGTTGATATATCCCATACCCCACCGTTACCCGATGGACTACCAACATAAGCCAATGGCTGTATGGCAATACCGCCCCTTGAACCGTATAGCATCTCTAAACCGATTGCACCTGCAAATGTTATAGAAGTCTGCCCCTCTGTTGCTGTTGTTTGAAATACTTGAACGATTGAGCCACCCGTAATGATAACACCGCCAGGTGTTACGGTTGTTCCGCTTGTACTATATGCACCTGTTCCTGTTAATTCTACGTTGTATGTGCTAAGCGTATCATCCGCAGCATCAATAGTAAAGCTGCTAATAAATACTTGACCTGTAAAGATAGACAACCCTAATACACCGCCGTTGTCAATGATGAATTTGACGGTAAAGGTTGTTCTATTTGTAACTAAGTCAAGAAGAAGTAAATAGTTGTATTGAGTATTAAGTGTTACAAGCCCAGTTGCACTTATAGTCCATCCGATTACATCTGGCTTATATTCACGATAAAATGCGCTTGATGCGTTTGTTTTCTCCCTTGTACTTGTTTGAACGGATAATATGGCATTAGTAGCGCACGCAAACGGTATATCTTCGTAAGTTGTTGCATCGTATTTGTACAACATTATATTTCTACCGTTTACTAAATTACTCATCTTCTTTGGTTGTATATGTTATACCTTGCTACTGTTATATCGGTAGAATTTACCTCTAAAAAAGTAGCTTTAGTAGTATTATCAATATAATCTGTGGTTGTATTTCCTAAGATGTATCTTTTGCCCGTTACACTATACCCACTCATTATATCAGTAAATGAGAAACTGCTTATTTCTGGATTAGTACCGAATATTCTACCGTCTATATTGATTTGATTATATGCTAATTGATTGGCATAAATAATATTCAACAAATCAAATAAACTACCATAAGACTCCGTTACTCCATACCGATACCAACCTGTCAATACATTACCAGCATTATCCAATAATACCCCTTGCAAAGATAACGAAAGTCCACTTGTGCCTATTTTGATTTCATTCTCAATCTCGTATTGGAAGTCCTGTGTTACAATAAATACAGAATATCCTGTATTTGGGGCGGATGCAAGTGTAAGCGTTAATCCTGATTGAGAAACTAAATCTGCATAGATTGCATTTTCAATAGGCATATCACGCACTATCAATTTTAGTTTTTTGCCTTCTATAAATTGGTATGCAGATGCAAGTGTTATGGTTAATCCTGACAAAGTACCAACCGCCCCAAGTGAACTAATGGTTTTATATTCTCCATAATAGCTTTCTACCTTAGCAAAAAACTGCCCGACTTGCATTGAACGGTTTGTAACGGAAGTCTTTAAATAAACACCAACGGTTACTTCACCACTAACAGGGCATCCAGTCGTTTGTATATTTACCGTTGTTCCGTTTAATGTAGATTGTGCTGGTATTTGGTAATACACATCGTTGCCCCCTGCGTTTTTTACCCATGCGTTTTCTCCTGCGCTGTTTGTTGCCCAATAGTACAAATCTGTTCCATCGTTTACTATTATTTGAGCAATAGCATCTGGTTTAGTTGTATCTGGGCCACCTCCGCCTGTCATAAACATTCCAAAAGTGATTTTATCGCCTGTATTTACATTAAAATTCGTGTTGCTAAATACACCGCTAAATGTATTAGGTGCAATTACACCTATTAAATCTGTTTCGTAATATGGAAGATTAGCAGGGCCTGGCTGAATGTATGTTGTGTACGTTGCTGTATCAATAGTCCAATAATCAGCTTGTGTACCATCACCTATAATTAGGTTAGGATTTGATAGCATATTAACGGCATACTGATTAGGGTTATTGAGTATTACTTTATTAAACCCTTTCTTTAATATCTTAAACTGTTCGTTATCAATAAAATACGGGTCTGTGTTTACCGTTACACCTATATCTCTTATCCCACTTGAAACAAGTCCGCCATTAGGATTATAGCGTGAATAATACAACTGTGTTGCATCGCGTTCGTATTGTGAAACGAACCACCATTCTCCATTTGATTGTATTAACTGCGCTTCAAATGCCTTTAAAATAGATTCTAATGCTTCATAACAGCTAACATATGTTCCGTCTGTTTTAAGGAAATCGCGTATTGGAAGATAAGATTGCGAAAGCGGCTCATATTGTGTTCCATCACCCCTATCTAACATTCCACTTGCAAATATTGAAGTAGCAACGTTTAACCGTACCGTTGCATTGTAATCTATTGCGTTTAAACAAGATAGAACAATATCTAAAAGGCTCATTGTTGCAGATGTATCGTAGCTATCTGGCTGAAACTCAATGTTTTTAAGTAAACCTATACTATCTGTGAAAGAAAGGTTAATATATTGTAAACCTGTTGTAAATGGTAATTGTATAGAATCGTTAATCAGAAAGCCGTAAAATATTATTGATCCATCCTCTGTAAGCGTGGCAAAATATTTCCTATCGTCAAACGTTTGTACATCTGGTAGGTTGTATATACTACCTTGCAATAGATTCACTTGCAGTTCGGTTGCCAAAAATGGCTCGGTAACGTTATCTGATTGTGCAATCAAATTTTTTACAAATGCAGGTGCGCCAAGTTCCCACGTTGTAGACGCCCCCGCGTAGTCGCGTTCATAAACTATTAAACCGTATGTCTTACCGTTTTTTGATGTTGCGGATGCTGTGTATTTAATTCCGTAAGGCATTG